TCTCCATTGTACTAACGAAGAAGCAATCACAGTCAAGTATGCAGAGAATGCATTTCTTGCACTTAAGGTTAGTTTCTTCAACCAAGTCTTCGATTTCTGTAAGGCAGCAGATGTCAACTTCGATGAAGTTCGATATCATCTATGTCTTGATGAACGAATCGGAGATGATCACAGCTTTATTACTAACGAACGTGGTTGGGGTGGTCACTGCCTTCCCAAAGACACGCAAGCACTATTACATACTGCAGACCAATTCGGTGCAAGTTTTTCACTTATCGAAGAAGCGATTAAATATAATCAAAAAATTCGAAGAAAAGACTTGACAAAGGATGAGTTTTGGGGTATAGTATAGTCTGAATTGACTCACAAGGAGAATATTATATAATGAAATTCAGTGAACGTACTCTTACCATTCTTAAGAGTTTTGCTACCATCAACCGATCTATTCAGATGAAGGAAGGCAACACCTTAAAGACAATAACACCAGAACGCACACTTATTGCGTCTGCAACTATCCCAGATACGATTCCATCTGAGGCATGTATTTACGACATGAGTCGATTTCTTTCGATCCTGTCACTTTATGCAGATCCAGACGTGGAATTCCACGATAAATATTTTATCATATCAGAGGGGAAGCGCAGGACTAAATACTTGTTCGCAGACGTTTCTATGATCCACGCCGCACCTGATAAGGAAATCAAAATTCCTTCATCTGATGTGATTGTGGATGTCTCATGGGATGACATGCAATCTGTATTAAAGGCCGCAGGCGTTTTACAGTTCAATGAGGTTGCATTTGTCGGAGAAAACGGCACATGCTATCTTAAAGCAATCGATAGTACTAATGAAGGAACCGACGACTACGGTGTCGAAATTGGTGAAACTAGCGATACGTTTAAGATTATTATCAAAACAGATAATCTTAAATTACTACCACAGGACTACAGAGTTACGCTTTGTTCGAAAGGTATCTCTGAGTTCAAAGGTGAAAATGTCACATATTTCGTGGCAATTGATTCTAAGTCGACTTATAACAAGGGGTAATACCATATGGAAAATCAACAAATGCAGGGACAGCAAGAACATGTCCAACTAACTTTGGCAGATATTAGTACTGTCGTACAACTAATCGATGCAGTCTCCCGCCGTGGCGGATTCGAGGGACAGGAACTCGCAGGTGTAGGTACACTTCGTAACAAACTAGTTGCGTATGTAAACCAACGTGCACCACAACCAGATCCTAAAGATGTAATGGCAAACGAAGCTGATGTCGCCGAAGGCGGCCCAGACGTTGCACCATTAGCAGACAAGGTACAGTAATTGTACTCTAGAGGGGCGGCACTGTCGCCCCTTTAAACTTTTTTATTATATTATGATCTAGGTGAATAATGATGGTTGATGCAAAATCAAATGAGGTACTATGGGTAGAGAAGTACCGTCCAAACAAAATCTCTGACACAATCCTTCCCGAAACAACACGCAACATGTTTGCAAAGTTTGTGGAAGATGAACAAATCCCCAACCTATTACTCACTGGTGGTCCTGGTGTAGGTAAGACAACAATCGCAAAAGCAATGTTGGAAGAGTTGGGATGCGATTACATCGTTAAGAACGGTTCTCTTAATGTGAATATCGACTCAATCCGTTACGACATTTCTACATTCGCATCTGCAGTATCACTGACAGGTGGTCGTAAGTATGTCATCTTCGATGAAGCGGATTACTTGAACGCTGCAAACGTGCAACCTGCACTACGTAACTTCATTGAAGAGTATTCATCGAACTGTGGATTTATTTTCACGTGTAACTTTAAGAACCGTATCATCTCACCACTACGGTCACGCCTCTCTGAGGTAGACTTTTCTATTAACAATGATGAGAAACCTGCAATGGCAGGTGCGTTCTACAAACGTGTTCTACAAATTCTGGAAAACGAGAACGTCAAGTATGACAAGGGTGTTATTGCCAAAGTCGTACAGAAGTACTTCCCAGACTTTCGTCGTGTACTCACAGAACTTCAAACCTATTCAGCTTCTGGTATGATCGATGAAGGTATCTTCGTCAATCTGAAACAGGAGTCTATCGATGAACTGTTCCACTTCCTAAAGACAAAGAACTTTACTGAGATGCGCAAGTGGGTTGCAAAGAACTCAGATCAAGACATGAACGAGATGTTCCGTAGGATCTATGATGTCGCAGGTGACAAAGTAGAATTCAGATCATTGCCTGCGTTCTGTGTAACAACTGCAGACTACATGTACAAAGCAAACTTTGTTGGTGATCAAGAGATCAACATGTGTGCGTTCTTAACAGAAGTTATGATTGAAAGTGAATACAAGTAATGGTCGATTGTTTCTACTGTAGTACTACGTTCGACAAATCAGAATCATTTAAGATGACGGTGGAGATGGCAGAGGGACAGGCAGAATATGATGTCTGTCCTGATTGCTCAGGAGATCTTAACGAAATCTTAAAGGGAATAGAGGCGGCACATAATGAAATTTAGTAATAAGAACGATTACGGAAACGAAATAGAATATTCAGTACCAGAAGGTTCAGATCTTGATGACGTACTTGATTCTTTTGTTGACTTTCTTCGTGGATGCGGTTATAATATAGACTACAGTAAATGTCTTGCTATCGTCAATCCAGAAGTATTTGCAGATAGTGTGATCAAAGATGCAGAACAAGATCTTGATCCAGAAGATGATGAAGAAATTGTTCGTAGACCAGATGAACCCTATTGGGATTACATGGCACGTAGACTAAGACAAATCTCTAAAGACAGTGGTGACAGGTGGGACGTAGAATGAGTAATAAAGAATTCACACCATTCGATTTCATGAATGCAGTATCTGATTCAAAGAAAGATATCATTCGTGGACATGAAAACCCAGAGATGGCAGAGAAAGAATATAGTTCTCTTGCCTATGTTATCAATCGTGGTTTCTCTTACTTTGAGGATACCATTCTACATGCTAACGAGATGAATCAGAGACCAGATATGTTTGGTATCGGTCAGTTCGATTACTACAATGGAATGTTGCGAAAACGTAAACGTTTCTCTAAGTGGCACAAGGCAGAAGCCAGTACAGACTTAGATGCAATCCAAGAAGTATATCAGTGTAATCGTACAGTTGCCAAACAGTACTTGAAAGTTCTTACTAAAGATCAACTAGAAGATGTTCACCAGAAGTTGTTTGTTGGCGGTTAAACTTGTTTAAATTATAAATAAGTTCGTTGATATGATCAACACCACCCATAACAATAAATTATAAAAAAAGGTGAACATGTATTATGAACGAAGATATTTTTAAGGGAGTTGGTGTAGAGATTGAATTACCGTCCGATGATAGCTTTTTAAAAGTAAAAGAAACTTTAACTCGCATCGGTATTTCCTCACGTAAAGAAAAAAGACTATACCAATCCTGCCATATCTTGCACAAGAAGGGCAGATATGCAATTCTTCATTTTAAAGAACTATTCATTCTAGACGGTAAAACAAATACCTTCACAGATGAAGATCTTTCCAGAAGAAACACAATCGTAAATCTATTAGAGGAATGGGATCTGATAAAGATCATAGACAAGGAAAAAACAAAAGACCCTGTCGCTCCTCTCAACCATATTAAAATCATTTCCTATAAAGAGAAAAGTGAATGGGACTTAACAGTCAAATATAATATTGGAAGAAAATAATTTTTCTTGACATTCAGTATTAAATGTGTTATAAATAGAACGTGAACGCCAAATGGGTTCACATTCAACATAAATCTTGCTAATATAGGAGATCACGATATGAATCGTACACATTTTAATACCCTCTCGCCGTTTACCGTTGGGTTTGACAGAGTTCTCGACAGAGTTCTAGATCAACAAGAACAGTCAACAGGTTTCCCCCCATTTAACATCGTTAAAAAGACTGATACCAATTTCAGAATTGAGCTTGCACTTGCAGGTTACAAGGATGAAGACTTGACTATTAAATATCAGGAAGGTGTCTTAACTATTACTGGGGATAAAGAAAACTCAGGTGCAGAGGAAAGAGGATATATCCATCGTGGTATATCAGGACGTAAATTCACACGTAAGTTTACTCTTGCGGATGATATTATTGTTCAAAATGCAGAGTTATCAGATGGTATGCTGACAATTCAGATGGAACGTATTATTCCAGAAGAAAAACGTCCACGTACTATTGAAATTAATACTGGTATTCAACAGTCCTTTTTACAGGACTAGAGAATTTAGGGGAGACTTCGGTCTCCCTTTTTTTTGTTAGCGTGTAA